ACAAATTAAATCTAAGCAATTATGAATTTTATCTAACGCTTCAACAGAAAGAATATCATATTTAATTAATCCCGTATCTTCTGCAGCATGAAGGTCAAACTGAGTTATAATTTCTCCACTCGGCGCGCGCATTAATGCGGTTGATTTTGTAAATGGCTCATCAACGAAAATAACTCCGCCCGCGTGAATACCACAACCATTAATTAATCCTTCAATACCTTGAGCTACTTTCCATAACTCAGGATAATTTTGTTCCATTTCAATTCTAAATTGTTTACTTGCACTAATACCATTCTCTGGATCGCCATAGAAAGTCTGTTTTAAAGTTCTTAACTGACCTCTATCTGCCTCAATAAATGAAGATAAATATTGTGCTGTATCTACATCAATTCCTAATCCGCGCGCCGCAGTTAAGATTGCAGACTTAGATTTCTCAGTTTTTAAAGTTAAAACATTCGCAACTCTATCCTCTCCATAAATTCTACGGAAATTCTTTAAAACTTCTGCTCTGCGCCCGCCCTCAATGTCAATATCTACATCAAGAACTGATACACGCTCTGGATTTAAGAATCTCCATCTAAATGTTGGAGCCTTTTCTCTTAATGGATTAATTTGAGTTATTCCTAATAAATATAATAAGATAAAACCTACACCTGACCCACGGCCGCACCCAACTAAAGTTCCTGCGTCCCAACATGAATCAATTATATTTTGAAGATTTAAGAAATATGCACTCCATCGAGAGCTATTTACTTCAGAACTAATCCACGTATCTTCAAGACAAGCATTAATTTCATCTGCGGTTTTATGGTTCCATAATTCATCTTCAACCGTACTATTAACTAGTCTATCAATAATCGCATATGCAAGATGTTTATCTTCGTCATATTCTGATTTAAGAAAAGTTTTTAAATATGGAATTTTATCACTCCAAAACTGTAATGCATCAGGCTTTACATCATAATACTTCCAATTTAATCTTGGAATTTTCAATGGCTTCATTAATGAATAATCTTCGCACTTATCCTTAATTTCTAAAATCGTCTTATATGCTTTTTGAAGAACTTCTTCTCCCATTTCTTTTAACATATAAGATTCAATTTCTTCTGTACTCATAAGATAAGTTGTCGCATAAAAATCATCGACTTCTCTATCGCCCTGTTGTGAATTAAGAAATGCTTTATGAATCGGTCTATCTTCTTTCTTTAAATAATGTGCATCATTTGTTATAATATATTTAATCCCAAATTCATTTGCAAGTTCAACTAACTTATGATTTACATATATCTGGTCTTTATTAAAAGATGGCTGCATTTCAAAATAGAAATCTTCTTTTCCAAAAATCCCTTGCATCTGTATAATCCATCTTTTAATTAAATCCATTGACGGCGCGCCATTATCTCTATTTCTAATTAATTGAGTTGGCAAACATCCGCCCAGACAAGCTGTACTTCCAATTACATGACCTGGATTCTTACCAATTACTTCAATTAAATCATTATAATAAGTTGGAACTCTCCTCATGCGGCGCGCCACATAACTTCTATTCCATGCTCGAGTTGATATTTCACGAATTTGTTCGTGACCAATCGCATCTTTTGCTAAAAGTATGAAATGAAAATATCTATCTACATCTTTATTATAATTCTGTCCATTTAATCCATTTCTAACTAAATAAATCTCATTACCTAAAATAACTTTAAAATTTGGATTCTTCTCTTTAATCTTCTTATAATATTTTTCAGTTCTAATTGCACTCGCAATCGTATCATGTTCAGTAATCGCTACTACTTCATGTTCCAGTTCGACGGCATAATCAATTAGAGATTCAACAGTATTGATTGAATCCCTAAGTCTAAAATTACTAAAATCAGTGTGATTATGGAGCGAACCCGGAAATTTTAATTTTTCCATTCACGCTACCTCTCTTTCTAGTTTATACGAACATTATTAAACTATCATATTCATCACTTAAAAAGCATCCTAATTCTTGTAATATATTCATGTCTTCTTCACTAATTTTTTCATAGTCAACATTAAAACCAATTACATCATGTTCTGCCCATAAAGGATAACTCTCTGGTATATCATATTTTCGAAGTAAATTTAATATTTCAATTATTTCCATTTTTTTACCTTTCATATAAATATTATATCAAAAATTTATTTATTTGTCAAATCAGAAATTGTGAAGTCTCTGGACGTAAATCGTCTATTGTAATTTTATTATAGTGCCAATATGGAATACGAATAAGAGGTATGTTATGAGTTTTACAATAAGTAGTTTTTAATTCATCATTTTTTTGTAATTGTTCTAATGAATAATTATTCCATCCTGCTCCACCCCAATGCTGACAGCCATCAAATTCAATACAATATTGATTATTTACATAAAAATCAAAACGATAATAATGTCCTTGTTTTCCTTTTAGGTCTGCAAAACTATACTCAGTTATAAAATCTATATTATTATTTTTTAAAATAGAAGCTATTTGTCGTTCTCCTGGAGTAGTAACTAAACAACCACAAGATTTAACCTTATGATGTGTTAAATCAACCGTTTTTACTTCTTTTAAATTACCGCAATCACACTTGCAGAGCCAATATAATTGCCCATTTTTTCTTCTTGATACTTTAATAGCAGTGAGTTTTCCAAAACGCTTATTGGTTAAGTCATATTTTGGAGTTAAGTCTTGAGGCATACATCCACAAGATTTTACTTGACCACTGGTTAAATTACTACTACGAACCCAAGTTTCTTTACCACATTCACATTTACATTTCCAATATATTATGCCATTATAAGATTTGTATTCATCTAAAACAGTTAATTTTCCATATTTTTCTCCTACTCTATTTTTACGTAAAATAGCACTTTTACATTCTTTACATTGAGTAATTTCACCAGAACGCAATCTTTTACCTAATACATCTCTATAATTACCACATTCACATTGACAGTGCCACATTGCTCCATTTTTTTTAGGATTATCTATTTTATATAATACTGTTAATTTACCATACTTATTTCCAGTTTCATCTTTATAATTTGACATAATTAAAACCCCAATGTTCCATCATCAATCTGATAATCTGTAATAAAAATTTGTGGTGTTATCCTTCCTGCGAAATAATTCAAGTTAGCTCTACCTACAATTTCTAATTTAATTGTATTACTTGGCACCGCCGCGAGCTCTTGAATCATTTCTTTCGCATGAAACTTGAGATATGTAACTCCAAACTTTTCTATCCTCACGGTGTCAGCATTCTTTCCAATAACACTTATATCTCCCTTTGTAATATTAATATCGGTCACATGAATCATTGGTTCGTTATTATGCTGTCCAAAGATATTTTCATATCTTGCGATGTCTTGTATAAGTGGAATTAAATCTGTATCCGCAGCGAAGCGTTCAAAGTTTACTTCATACCAATTCTCACCAAAATCTACATTTGCAAGTGCTTTATTCGCATAGTCATGGAATTGATGAAGATTCTTATCTAAAATTGAAATTCCGCAAGCATTATCATGTCCAGCGGTATATTCAAAGAATCCACTATTATCCATAAACTCTTTAAAGCTTGAAAGTTCAGATTCATTTAATCCTCTACTTGAACCTCTATCATAACCTTCTTCGTTAAGGCGCGCGACGATTGTAGGACGCTTATACTTCGCGGCCAGCTTCATCGCGGTTAATCCATTTAATTCAGCAGGAAAATCTTCTTCATCTAATCTCACAAATAAAATCTTATTTTCTAAAAGGTCATACTTAAAAATTTTAATTTCAAGTTCTTCTACAGCTTTATCTAAAATTCGATTTTGTTTTGCTCTCGCATTCGTACACTCACGCGCGGACTCAATTGCAACTTCTTCATACGTTCCCTTTGCGCCACGCTTTCCACTTAAAACCATTTGATGGCCGTCAATAAATGCTTCAAAACACCTACGTTTTTCATCCATCGTACCAACACGAATTAATGCGTTGATTAGTGGAGTGATATAGAAGGCAATTGTTGTGGGATTAATTTTTCCTCCCATTGAAAAAGATTGCTTTTCACATAAAGCTAAAAAGAAATAGTTCGTGATATTATTTAAACCAGTATAGATAATATATCTATTCTCTGGAGATAATACACTCATCATATCACTTACAATTCCAAGTGCTGCGAGGTCAATTAAGTCATCAGCATAAGTATAACCAAGCTGACTATCACAATATCTACAGAATTGCCATGCAACTCCCGCGCCAGATAAATCTTTATTAATATAATTTTCAGATAACTGATTATTGATTATTACGGCAGAATCGGAAAATTCAGTATCATCCTCTACAATATGATGGTCTAATACCAGACATTTTATTTGAAGGGATGCGAGTCGTTCATGATAATCATAATCATTACTACTACTATCAGGCAAAATAACATATCGTAACTCCTTTTCATTTGTCGATTCATCTTCAAGAATTGGAGTCATTAAATCGCTTAAACCATGTCCTTTACCTTCATGAAGAATATAGTCTATATTTAAATTAGGGTTAACTCTTTTTAAATAGTGATACATGATTGCGCCCGAAGTAAATCCATCTACATCAGAGTCTACTACGATAAGCGCGCGCTGAGTATCTTTCATTGCAATTATTTCTTTAAAAAGTTCAAATCCTTTTTCTATATTTGTAAAATTCGTAGGTGACTCAAGATATTCTTCTGTAGGTGAATTTAAAAATTGACTTAAGTCTGATTCATTAACTCCACGTTCTTTTAAAAGTTCTTCTATATAATTAAAACGTATATCTTTATTAACTAATCTAGTTTTCATTTAATTTTAACTCTCCTTTGTAATAATTGTTCAAAAACCGACTCACCGCGGTCTGTCGGAGAGTCTTTTAAATCTAATAAGTTTTCTCTATCATAAATAAAAGAAAAGTTTGCATAGTTACTATATTTCTTTCCAATTGAGTATAACTTATTAAAATATATTTCTTCACCTGGTTTTTCTTCTTTATCAAAACAGATGACAATTTCTTTTGGATGGCAATTTTGAATTAAAATTTTAAGTGCGAACTTATTGAATTGGCTTCCACACACCGCGGCCGCGCAATTTGGACGTTCAAAACTATCCATTTGTAAAACCGACTTTTCAGCCTCAAATAAGAAACAAATTCCTTCTTCTCTTATATTATCTTTTGTTTTATTTAATCCATATAAATTGAGAGACAGAGGATGACTATACCATTTATTTTCAATTTGAACTGGCATATATTTCCCTATATTCTCAATCTCCCACTCATTCAACGCGCGCCCGCGAATCCCGACCAACTTATCATTAATATTATAATGAGGAATTATAATTTTATTCTGCGGAATTGAATATAAGATATTGAATTTATCCATTGCTTCTCGACTAATTCCATCATTCAACCACTCTGGAGTATAGAATTTAGTAAAGCAACTTAAAACTTTTTCTGAATAAGTTGGTAGCTCTGTAATTTCTTGGCGCTTGTATTTATCTCTAATCTTCTTATATACTGGCGCGCCCGCGCGATTTTCTTTAAAGTTACTACAATCAAGAATTACTTTATATATATCTTGATACCAGTCATAATCTATATTTCGTGTTTCATAATAATGTTTTAGAAATTGAAATATATTTTGACCACCACATTCTGTATAGCACATAAACAAATGAGAGTTCTCATAATAATACAACTTCATTGATGCTTCAGACGGGTCTTCATTATGGCATATGGTTGGGAAAATTACATAATCGGGATGTTCTATATAGTCATCAACTCCAAGTTGTTCCATTAAGTTAATAACTTTTTGTCTATCAAGTTGTTCTATAATACCTTGGTAATCAATCAATTAATTCACCATTCTCTAACCTTTCTATTAATTCTTTTAATATCTGGTCTTCTTCTTCATCCCAATTTTTAATCTGATATTCTTCTCTCTCATAGAATCCTTCAATCGAATTCATTCTCGAATCAGTTATAAATAAATCTTTCTTTTTCAAAGTTCCTAAATTCATAACTGACCATACCCTAACCTGTGTCCATTCTCCACTTCTAACCTTATATATATCAGTAACTAAATTTGGAGTTTCTGGCATACCACTTAAAATCGGAATTAACACATCTAATTCTTCTTTAGTTGGTCTTGCCATAATTGCGCCATTATCTGCTTTATTAATTGTGCTGCGGCCGCCCGCGAGAGAACCTTCGTTTCTTATATCTTTATTATCATCACCTTTTGCATTTAACTGAGTTGAAGTAAATACTGCAACATCTAATTCAACCGCTAAATCTTTTAATGCAGTTGCAAACATTAGCAATACTTCATCATTCCTTAAATTGAATCCTCTAAACTCATTTAATAATGCAGGTCCAATAAAAATATAATCATAAAATACATATTCTATATCTCGTGTAATACAATTCTCTCTAATTAAAGTTTTTACAAGTTCAATTGTAGGATTCGGCATTTTAACTAACGTTAAATTATCTTCATAACGTTTCATTATTGAAATTGCTTGAGAGATTACTCCTTGTTCTCTCTCATTAAAATCTCCATACTTAAAACGACTTTCATTAAAATCAGTTAAATAAGCCAAAATCATTTTTCTAACTTCTTTAAACTGTTGTTCTGTTACAATGAATAAAACTCGTTCACAACTTCCAACTTGTTCCCATTCACAAGTTGTTGAATTATATCTAATCGGATATGCAAGATAACATGCATCTGCAACCGCATTTCTTGTCTTACCAACCGAACTCGCTGCAGAACGTATTGTTAAAGTTCCTTTTCGCGCGCCGTCAATTATCTGATTATAAATTGAACCTTGAACTGGTAAACCAATTTCCTGCGCCTCACCTAATTCAGCTACAAACTCTTCAATACCATCGGCCGCACTTTCAGTTTCAACCTCATCATTAACTTCATATTTTGTTTCAAGATTTAAAATCTTATTTCTAACTCCATTAGTTATGTCTTTTAAAGTTAATGTATCAAATCTCCCATTAATTTCTTGCGACTTCGGATTCGTCAAATCATCACAGAAAAACTCACTAATATCGAATCCATTTTTCTTTAAATCTCTTAAAAGATTTAACTTTTTTAATCTTCCATAATAATATGGAAAGTTACCAACTTCAGCTAATTCAACTATATCTTGTAAATATTCAATACCATTTTGCTCTTTAAATAAATGTGCGGCCGCTGCATTATCATTCAATAAATTTTCTATATCTATTGGTCTAACTTTAACTGCACCATTCTTATATAAAGTATCAATAGCATTAAATATATATTTTTCAAACCTATTAGAAAAATCAGTTAAATCTAATGAATATTTATCGACCTCACTTAAAAATTGAGGATGCACCATTAGACTTCCTAAAATTTGCTGTATGCAATTTTTATCTATCACTCTTCATCCTCCATGGCCTCAATTTCATCAAAGTTCATCTTATATTCTTTCTTTTTCTTTTTGGACTGCCGCACAACAACTTTATCTCTCATACTAGCTTCTTTCATTTGTCTTTCAATTTGTGCGACTATACCTTTATTCTGATTTTCTTTTTGTACCCAATATGCACAAGCTTCATTATACACGAATGGAACAATTCCAATTCCACCATGTCCTTTTTCCCAATCGCCACCTTTAATTTCATAGAAATATTTTAAGGTATAAAAAATTCCTTTAATAGTTTTCTTTTCTTTGATGAATTTATCAATTTGAGCTTGTATCATATGCCAATCATAAGAAAACTTCATGTCGCGCCCTAAGAAATCATAAATAAAAGCACGATAGCCTTCATCTGTAACTGGAGTTGACATTTTCCAATCTTCATAACATTTACGATGATAGTAAAAGTTTTTACTTGGCATAATCCAATCATCTTTTTCTTTATTAATTTGTTCCTTACAAATTCTACATTCTGGCATCTTCTCACTCCTTTCTAATTATATTATACCACAAAAATGAAAAAATGTCAAATTTAAAAAGACGAACATTACTGCTCGTCTTTCATTTCACGCATTTCTATTACAACTAAGTTAAATAAATCCTTTTGGTCTTCAGTTATTTCACTTAATTTAATTTTACGTCCAAAAATCATTTCAACTTTCTTTAAGATTCTATCTGCATTTTCGGGATTCTTTTTAACTAAAATTGTCCATAAATCTTGAGCTTCATTTCTAATTGTATTAAAATCAATGATTTCTTCTACCTTTTGCTCAAGTTTATCTACAACTTTTGCACCATCATTATCCCTCTGCTTATCAATAGCATCGTTAATAGCTTGAACTAATTCATCATACCCCAGTTTAATTTTAGGAGCAAGATATTTAAATCTACTACCAGCCATTACTGTTGGAGTCTGTCTAGTATAAAGCCATCTTTGACTTTCGCCATTATCATCCCATTCAGTAGCAATATAACCAATTATATCTACAATCTGGTTAACTACTTCATAGCAACGTTTAGGCATTGATGGAGCAAGAATTTCAATTTCAGAATCATCAGCAGTTTTTTCTTTTCTTGTTTCTATATGAGAAATAAGAACAAGTCCATAACCTAACATTGTAATTTTTCTTAAGCAGGATTCAAATTCTTTCTTTGCCAGAGTCCAGCCTTGTCCCCAAGGGATATCTCGAATTGATTGAACACCATTCTGCGCGCAAACGAACTGTTCACACATTTCATATGCAATAGTAGTGGTATCAATTGTAATTGTATCGTACATCTGTCGAGCTTCGGCTTTCTCAAGCTGACGCAGAACAATTTTAAAATCTGCCCAACGGTTTATGTCTACAGCCTTAATTCCATCAATTGCATTATATCCTTTTTCAAATGCGATTAAAAGATTTTTAGGAAATTTGGAAGCCAAAGTCGTTTTTCCCGTCTTTGGCTTTCCATATATAAGAATATACTTTCCCTTTAAATCTCTTGAAATGACGGTAGGCTCAATATTTAAAATATCAATCATTGCCTACCACCTCCATTAAAATCCTAAATCAGTAAAACCTGCAGTAGTGCTAGGACCAGGAGTAGCTTTAGTTGAAGTTCTAGACATATTCTTTTCCTTCATAGCCTCAAGCCTATTCTTTCTTTCACTAAGTGCGGCCTGGATTTCTCCATTGTCATAAGCGAACTCATCACTCAGTGGAGTCTGTGAACCACCTGTGATAATTAAATCACTAACAGAAATTGTTCTAACCTGTTCAATCGGTTCACCAAAATCAACCTCAACCTTTGTTACTTCAGTTCTTGAAGAGAAGTTAAGTCTTCCATGAGCCTTTACAGTTTCTCCAGTTTCCCAATACTGTTCAACAGCATTAACAACACCTTCAGATTCTGCATAGAAAGGAACTACATCAACAACTCCGCCATACTGAGGAAGGATTGCCTGGATTTTTAATCTACCAGTTACATCACCATTGCGGTCAATTTCTTCCTCCTTATTTGCAACTACAAACTCTGCGGAGAAAGTTGCTTCAGGCTTACAATCCTGAGCATTGATTTTATTAATGAATGATGCGGTAATTCTAGGGAAAGCAATAAGTCTACCATCCTGTGAATAATACTCATTCATTCTAATGTTTGCGCCAGTGATACGAACTCTATCGGCCTCCTGCTCACCTACCATTGCAATACTCTTAAAGTTTTCCTTTACGAGCATAAGTGATTCATAAGCGGGATTAGGCTTACCAGCATTAGTTAATCTATAAGAGAATACATGAACGGGAACCATCAGTTCCTTCTCTTCTCCACTAATCATCTGATTAACCTTTACGATAATCTTACCAGAGATTCCTTCCATATCGGAGCCATCTCTTTTGTGAAAAGTTCTCTGCTCTAAATCAATCTCATTTAAAATTCCTTCAATCTTCACTCTGTTTTCTGCTTGTCTTAACATCTTTTTTCCTCTTTTATTCTTTTAACTTTTCAACTAATAATAGAATGGAGGCTTTTCAGCCTCCGCCTAACTTAACTAATTATTCCTCGTCATCAGAAGGAACAAAAGTCTTACCCATCTCAGTAAGAACAACGTATGTAATCGGCTTATCTGCGCCTTCTACTTCCATCTTCTCTCTTACTGCGATTTCTTTCTTTGTAAGGTCAGTTACATTAGCACCAACACTTCTCTCACTTCTTCCAAGAGCACCAGCCAGCTCAGGAATAGATACTCTTCCGCCATTGTCCTTTACATAGTTAAATACTTCCATTGACTTTTCTGTAAGCTTCATTTTTTTAATTCTCCTTTAAATAAATAAAATTTTGTTAGATTTTTAACGAAAGTTTTCTCTCTTAACTTTCTATAAATATTATATCAGATTTTTTTGTTAAACTCAAATTTTCAGACCTCTGAAATTTTAAAAAATTTGTAATCCAATTACTTTAGCAACCTTTAATTTAATTGATTTAGTTCCTTGCGCGCCTTTTGTCAGTAAGTTATTTTCACTAATATTAAATTTGATTTGAGAATTTGAAGAAACAACAATTTCTTCTTTTTCATTAACTATGGGCGCAAAGTCAATCATCAAGTCATCATCTTTTAAAGTTTGAATTTTACTTCCTTTTGTTGCTCTCCCAGTGACATTAAACTCACTAATAGAAGTTCGTTTGCTGTAACCCTGTTCACTAATTGATAAAAGTTCTATTGTGTTGTTTGGAATGATGTGTACTGAAACCAAACTATCATTAGGGTTTAATGTAATTCCTTTTACTCCTCGCGCGATTCGTCCAATTGGACGGACATCTTTTGTTTCACAAATCACAAGTTGACCGCGCGCCGTCAACATTCCCACTCGTTCTTCATTCGTAAAAATAATTGAGGTTATTTCATCGCCTTCATCTAGGTTAAGGGCTTTTACTCCTCCGCTACGCTTTATATTATATTCGGAGAGTTTACTCTTTTTCATTATTCCCTTTTTGGTAAAGAAGATTATATTTTCTTTGTTGTCTTTACGATTAAGGAAAGCGAGTTGTTTAATTTGTTCAGTTGAGTTTAAGTTGCATAAAGTTTCAATCGGTATAACTTCCTCAAATGGAAGTTCTGAAATTTGAGTATGGTAACAATTTCCTTCATTTGAGAAGAAAAGAAGAGTATCAAGGTTGGTGCCAGAAGCTGTGCTTATAACATACTCACCTTTGCTCATTTTAAATTTGTTACCGACGCCACCACGCTTTTGAGAGTAAAGTGTGGAGACAGTTGTGATATAAATATTATTTTGATTTGATAAGTTAATTAGAAGTTCTTGAGTTTCGCGCGGTTCTTCGTTTTCTTTTGCGATATTTAAGACGCGAGTGCGGCGGTCATCTCCGAACTTCTGTGCGACTTCATGCCAACCATTTATAAGTTCTTGGTTGAATAAGTCAGTTTTGTTTAAAATTTGATTTATGCGCGCGGCTTCATGTTCTAAATCGGTTTTTTCGTTGTTGAGTTTTTCAACTTCAAGATGCGCGAGTCTACTTAACTTCATATCAAGTATGGCTTTTGTCTGCGCATCATCTAATAAAAACCGTTCTTTTAACGCGGCCGCGGCGGTAACAGCTGACTTGGACGTTTTAATTGTATGGACTACTTCATCTATATTAGCAAGACAAATTAATAATCCTTCAATTATATGAAGTCGGTCAGTT